AGTAATAAGTTGCTGGCTGTTTCTACAGATAGTAGAGATTGTGTCCAGCTAAGGAATCATAAAGGTCGCTAAACACCTCCTCCTTCGCTAGTTGGTTGGCCTGGTGCAAGTTTAGCAGTCAACTATTCTTTTAATTAACTAGAGTGAGAAACATTATGAGTGAATACGATAATACAAACCGAGGCGCAATCTGGAAGAATGAAGATCGCAAGTCAGATAAGCACCCGCAATACAAAGGCAGCATCAATGTAGGCGGTGTTGAATACTGGTTAAGTGCATGGGTAGGTAACAAAGACAATCCCAAGGCTCCTGCGTTAAGTCTTAGCGTACAGGCTAAAGAAGAGCAAGCAAAGCCAGCTAAAGCTCCACAGGCTGCGATTGACGACTTCGATGACGATATGCCTTTCTAGTTTACTTAAAGGGTTACGGTGCTGACCCTAAAGAGAGCACCACCTAACTAATTCTAAGGAGATTATTATGTTTAACAAATACGGAACAATAGGTTTAATACTAACTGCTTGCATACTTGTAGGTGTTTCTAGCAAGTCTCACGCAATAGACGCTAAGAGTATTTATGATTCTTGTCAGTCTGAAAACACTAGATCGCTTTGTGTAGGTTACTTTGTGGGTGTTGCTGATGCTCATGTAACAACAATGATAACGCTGAGAAAGGTTCAAGGTTTAGATAAGTGCAAGAAGTGGAAAAGGTTTAGCCCTAAAATGTTGATAGCAAGCTTTGAGCTTGAGTATACGAGCGAAGATTCTGAATTTACACCTGACCAAGATCCATCCTTTTGGCTGTTATCTGAAGTGTACGATAAAGCTGGATGCCAGAATGGGATAGAGGCATGAAATGCTGGAATTGTGGAACTGAATTGATATGGGGCGGTGATGCAGATATTGAAGACGAGTCTGAGGATTTTTCAATGATGACTAATTTAAGCTGCCCAAAGTGCGGCTCCTATGTAGAAACTTACCTACCAAAAGAACAGGCTGAAGAAGAATGAACTCGATAAAGTCTTGCCCTACTTGCGGTTACGCTTGTAGCGCAGTACGCAACACCAATGGCGATGTGTTAGGATATTTCTGTAATCTAGTCGTTGATGGCGCTTGTGATTACATAGATGTTAAATCCAGCATTGAGTATGAGGTCGAGAATAAACATGGCAGCGAAAAAGAAAGCTAAGACTGCTCCGCAGTTACGCAAGGAAGCCCTGAAAGCTATCCAGAAGCTTGTTAGACTTAAAGCGGCTGATGATAATGGTTACTGTACTTGCGTTAGTTGTGGCGTTACCAAGAAGTGGAATGATGGGATGCAGGGTGGTCACTTTATTCCAAAAGGTTCTAGTAGCTACTGGGCTTTAGTCGAAGAAAATATACATCCACAATGTGTTTACTGTAACCAGTTCGGTATGTCGCATGGAATAGCTGCTCAGCAGTACACTTTGTATATGCAAGAGATGTATGGTGAGGGTTATGTTGACCAAATGCTCGCTGACGCTAAGAAGCCTATAAAGATATACGCTGCTGACTATAGAGAGATGATTGAAGAATTTAACGAAAACATTACATTCCAATTAAAGAGGATAGGTGGATGAACACAATGCTAACGTACACGATAGAAGGCTATGAAGATGGCCAATCTATGGATGTTGAGGTTTTAAGTGAGGATAAAATTGTTAATATCCATGTTCATGGTTGGAATAGCTCACTTAGCTTTTGCTTGGATAAAGCAGAAACTATCAGGGATCTTGGCAACCTTCTTATCGAAGCTTCATCTGTTGCGGAGTAAGTATTGTGGATATAAGTAAGTACCCAATGGTTAGAGTTACATGGGCTGATGCTCAAGAGGCGGGCTCTGGCTGGCTTGATATTGAAGAGTGTGCAAACGCTAAACTTGCGGAGTGTCAGTCAGTAGGCTGGCTAGTCCACCAGGACGACAAGAAACTTATTATTATGGCTACGATAGGCAAAGAGAGTTCTGACGCAGAGGTGACTACTGGAGGGGACTGTACAGCGATTCCTTTTGACTGGGTTACTAAGATTGAATACTTAAATAGCAATAGCCACTAGGAGAGAGATATGGGAAAGGGTAGTAAGCCAAGACCAATCGAGATTGGCAAGAAAGAATTTGATAAGAAGTTTGACGCGATAGACTGGAGCAACACTAAGGAAGCTACCAGTCCACCAGTCAAGAAGAATAAGAACTCAATCCTTCCAAGAAAGAAGTAGCAGGTTTATTCCTGCTCTTCACTTCTAAGCATAGCCTCAATATCTTCTGGCTGCGTTCTACTAACAACCTTCAAGAATTGACTGCCCATTCTATCCAACTCAACAATACTAGGCTTCCTCTTTGCAGCTATTGCGGCAGCATCATCAAGAAGACTATCTGACAAGTTTGGGTCAGTAATATAATCCACTACACCTTTGTAAAAGTTTTTTCTTTGAGCTGTACCTAAGAAGTTTAAAACTGCACCAAACTTACCTAAAACACCGCCAGCAGCAGTAGTTGCTGGATCTTTACTGCTAAATATTTTTTCTAGTGGAGAATTTTCTATCGAGCTTAAAACCAACCTAAGTTGTGCTGCCTTTAGCTTTGCTGGTTCGTTAGCTCCCAACTCCATCATAAGCTTCTCAAAATCCTTGTCTGACTTTAAGGTCTTCTGGAAGAACTGAACAGATGATGGTGTAGGTACACCCGCCTCATCTAAAGCTGCACCCTTAATTGATGCTGCCGCCTTCTCAAGATTTTTCCTTGCAAAGTTTAGAGATGCTTCTCTTCTGGCTAAGGCATACTCTGGCGATGCTCCGTCAACAAGCTCCATAACCTCTTTAAGAGAGCTATTTAAGTATTTCCCAACTCGACCAATGTTTCCTTGGTTTGCTGATGCAATAGTATTCACTTCGTTCTTAACGAATTTATTAAATACGTCCATAGTTGCAAGAGATACTTGTCTTAATTGGTCATCAGATACTGGTTTACCTTGAGCAAAGTCAATAAGAGTTTGACCACCAGGAAGCTTCTTAATTTCCATCTGAGCAAGCTTTGAATCTCTCGATGAGCCAGATAACATACTCTCGAAAGACTCACCTAAGATGTCATCGTTTCTAATCTTCTGAACTAGGCTTGGTGGCAGCGGTATTTGTGCAACAGCTCTATAACCTTCTTCTATGGCTTGCGCTCTTTTCGCTCCACCTTCCCCAATCTTAGGCGCAACTTCTTCTATCAAGTCTTTTATACTTGTTCGTAAAGTACCTTCTCTTGCTTGTAATTCGATCTGAAGGTCTAGCGCATTTTTAGATCCGAGATTTATTGCTTTCTCATCAGCGTTAATTATGCCTAATGATTTAGTTCTTTCAGCAGGACTCAAGAAAACGCCAATTTCTTTTGCAGCCATATCTTTTTCTTTCTGAGCTGCTTTTGAGGTTAGCTCTTTAAGGGGTTCCTCAACACTTAATCGACCGCCTTTCTGGGTAAACTTTCTTGGGAAGTCAACTACAGCTTTTTTAGCAATAGGAGCTGCGACAGGAAGTAAACCGCCTAAAGCTGTGCCAAGAAATATATTACTCATTCTTTCATCGGCAAGAAAGTCAGCTTGTGTAGTAGGAGCTACTGCGCCAGCAACACCACCACCAGCAGCACCAGCAAGAAGTTTTCGACCTATCCCTCCAGCAACGCCACCAGGAATAACCATAGTTGGTAGGACTTCTCCTGCAAACTTAGCGGCCTTGGTAGCAGGAAACTTAGCTACGTCACTTTCTGCGAACTCACTACGCTGTAGGTTTATATCAGAAGATAGCTGCTCTCTAGTTTCTGGATCAACTAGACCTACAGTTTCACCAGCTTGTGCGCCTAACTTCAAACCCTCTTGGCCTATTTCTCTTGCGCCCTGAGCAAAACCAACAGAAACTTGTTCCGCTAAAGATGGATCTTCAAGCTCTTCGATTAGATCAACTCGCATTAAGTTGATTGCTCGCCTATCTTCCATCTTGCCAGCTACAGGAGCACTAAGATTATCTCGCTTCCACAACTCTATCTCCGCAGGGGAGAATTGACGAGAGAGGATTGCTTGAGTTAAATCATCCTTTGTAGGCTCTGATGCTGCTGCTTGAACTTGGGCGCTAAGAGGATCTACAGTGGGGCTAACTACGACTGGCTGACCTATTGCTACCGTATCTTCAAAGCCACTCGGCTCAGGCATTGCAATTAAGCCGCGAGAAATAGCTTCATTAAATATCTCTAGCTTTTCTGGAGGTAACTGACCTTGTATGCCTCGGTTAGCTATCTCTTGCATACGTTCAAGTTTTTCTTGCGGTGAAGCCATTATCAAAAGCCCTCAAGGAGTTGTTCGTCAGTAGCACTCTTAACATCAAGACCAGTTGGAACTTCAACAGTCAAAGTGTTATAAGGAAGACCCATTTCTCTTGGATCTAAGGTTTCAGCTTCTTTGTTGTAGTTCTTAATAATGTTTCTTGACGCTTCAAGGTTGATTTTAAGTATTCTTCTTATAGCGCCTTGACTCATTGTAATATCGCCACCAGAAGCTTTAAGAGCAAACTCTCTATCCGCATCAGAAAGGCCAGTACCAGCACCAAAAGCTTTAATGATCTGAGCAACTTGAGCTGCTTGAGCTGCGGCAAAAGCTTCTGTGTTTGCTATCACATCTTCGTTGTAGTCAAATCCAAGAGTATTTAATGCTTTGTTTAGGCTTGTTCTAAAGTTTGCGCCAGTGCCAGAGATTATGCCTTCTTCAAGCTGTTTTTGTAGGTTCTCCACTACAGGTATATTTTGAGCTGTCTCAATAGCCTTAGTTCTTCGTGTAGTGAAGTCTTCAGCCATTTTCTTACCTAGCTGCTCATCAAAAGCACTCCTTTCTTCAGGAGGTGTAGCTGTATCTGCATCAATCTTAGCTTGTATAATCCCAGCTAACTCATCGTTTCCACTCTTCCTTGCCTCTGCTAATTCAGCATAATTTTTAACAATAGCAGATGGTGTAGGAGCTTTAGGCTGTGCAAGTCTTTGCGCTTCAAGAATGTCCTTTGTTAATCCAAACTGTTGCTGCGCTGCTTGTTGCTCAATCCCTAATTGTTGGAACTTTGCTTTAGCTGCTGCTGCTTGTGATGCAACATCTGCCTGTCTAACTTCTTGCAGACCTTGTGCGCCAGAACCTAATGCTTGACCGATACGCTGAGATAAGCTCTTAGTACCATCATCAGACAACAAAGCCATACCAGCTCGTATAGCGAACTCACGCTGAGCTTCACTAGGATCTCTAAAGGCTTCCATGAATGACTGACCTTCACGCAAGAGTCGCTTGCTAGGACGTTGAGCACCAACTGCGGATAGGTCTGCTAAGGCTGCTGCTCTTTGTGCTGCTAAGTCTTGTATCTGCGCTCTTCCAGCTAACAGCTCTTCTATGCTGCCAGCTTGTGGAGCTACAGCTTGTGGAGCTTGTGCTTGAGCGCCTAACGCATCTATAGCCTGAATAAGCTCATCCTCTTGACCGCCAAAGCCTTGGACTAACTGATCAAAATAATTAATAGCCATCTATACCATACCCGCCATTTGTAATTCTTGAGATAATAATCGTAATCTTTCTTCTTCATCTAAGTCTGCATTGACTTGATCGAATAAACCTTTTGGTACGAATGATGGTGCATCACCACCAGCCATTGCTAAACGCTCTTCTCTTGACATTGGCATACCGAATGAGCCTTGTTGGATAGGAGCCATTTGCATTGGAGCTGCTTGTTGTTGCTGTTGATCACCGCCAGTTAGTGATGATATTGTCTCAGCCGTTTTAATGGGCTTCTCTTTCGCAACTTTCCCAAGCTTGCTTAATACTGATGGTGCTACTGCCGCTTCTGTTGCACCTAAAGTTGTTGTTGCTAACGGAGCCGATACACCTAAAGCTTGAGGTGCGACTGATAATCCGCTTGCTGCATTAATAGCTGCTTGTTTTGCCGCTTCTGCACTTGCGGTTGCACCCAGACCCGCTTGAGCAGACCCTAAAGCTGAGGTTGCCGCAGAACCAGTACCCATTGCGGTTGATCCTGCACCTGCTGCTGTAGCACCTAGTCCGCCAGTAAGAGCACCTAATGTGCCACCAAGTAATGCGCCACGAAGACGATCATCAGGATTGGTAACTGCACCTACCCCTGCGCCTATAAGCATTGGAACTAAAAAAGCTGGTAAAGCCATGATTTATCCTATTAGTAACACCACAATACGGGTGTAGTTTTTCTTATATCAACGTGTACGAAGCTTTTAGCTACGCCTATTCCTGTGAATCCAAGTTTAACAGCGTTAGCCACAACTGCCATTCTCTGAGCACCATCTGCAACCTTAATATCTGCTGCAATGCCTTGTGCATGAGTTCCAGGCTTTGACTTCTTAGCCTCAATGCTGTGACTTGGATCTCGATAACCTGATGTAATAGTAAAAGAGAAGCCACAAGCCTCTCTCAACTCATCAAGTTTTTTGACTAACTCAACGCTAATCTCGTTATTGCCAGTCTCCTGACAATCAAACTCTTCTATCTTGAAATACTTAAACACTCTTAGCCTTTAGTATTGTTGGGTTCATAGCTTGACCTGCTGCAATCTGCTGCTGGCCTTTAGTCGCTAAACTGCCAAGTAGACCGCCTTGCATACCACCCATCTGTGGAGCGCCTGAAAGCTGAGGCATACCCGATAGCTGAGGCTGACCTTGAGGTACGTTTAGTCCAGCCATATTTAATTGCGGCTGCTGAGCCATTGACTGCTGTAAAGCCTGAAGTATTAGCGGATTAAAAGCCTGTGCTTCTCTAGGCGCAAAATAATCTCTCCCCTCTATCTTAGATTTTTGTAAGCTTATTGCGGGTCTAAATGCCTCTAAAGCTTTTTCTTGCAATGCGCCTCTCTGCATTTGCTCGCCCCAAGTGCGGCCAAGCTTAACCTCTTCCTTTAAAGCGTCAGCCAGTAACTCTTCGTTACCTTTTTGCTCTAAAAAAGACCTTTCTTCTGGGTTTAGCAGGTTAAATACACTTACGGTATCTTGACCTCTAGGAGAAAAGGATGGCCTTCCACTTGGGCTTAGCGGTTTTCCTTGAGCTCTAAACATCGCCATTCTAGTCTACCCCTTGAGTAATCCATAGCCGACTAATCCAGCACCAGCCGCTTGAGCGAGAGAGTTGCCACTAGCAGGAGTAGATGTGGTTGTGCCAATCTGACCAAGGTTAATACCAGCAATTCGACTACCCAAGCGATCAAGCGCAGTCTCTGGAGCTTGTTGCTCGAACTGGAATCGCTCTCGTGCAGCGTCAATAAGTGCTTGGTTGTAAGCCTGTTGCTGCGCACCTACTCGTGAGGCTGTCGTAGCGGGCGCTAGTAAGCCTTGCTGTGCTGCCCCTAGTGCTGACATACCTTGTAATTGATTGCGTAGGAGAGCCTGTGTAGCGGCTCCTGCGGTGGCTTCAGCAGCAGCTTGCTCTTGTACTCGTTGACGATCACCGCCAAATGCGCCCTGTTGGATAGCTCGACTGCCAATAGATGGCAAGATCTGGCTTTGTAAGTTAGCAATCATTGGATTGATTACAGCCTGACTCTGCTCTGATGTAGGATCTAACGCAGCTTGAACTGCTCTAGCACCCGCCATACCTAAACCAGCTTGTGGAGCAATAGCGTCTAAGGCTAATTGCTGACCAGCTAATGTTGGTTGAGCTTGAGCTGCAACAGTTTCGCCAGGAAAGAACTGTTGTGGCCCTGCTTCAAATGCAGCTTCTGATAAGCCGAATAAGCGAGTTAAAGCCTTCTCCTGAGCTGGAAATGGTTTAGTCGTTGATGTTGTATTTGCTGGAGCACCGCCGCCGCCCATATTAAACCTCGTAATCTTTGATCATTAATGTGTGTTTTAAATTAAACTCAGGAAAAAGTTTTTTCCATCCTATCCTTGCAAAAAATACTGTTGCTTCTGCACCTTGTTCCTTGGCCCAGTCTTCTACTTGGTTAAACATAGATCTGAAATCACCTAGCCCACCATTATCTTTTGTTGCTAAAAACGGTATCTCTAACACGCTTTTGTTTGGGTAGTGAACAATTCTTGTTGTTCCAGCCAAGGTAATCTCATCGTCAAACATAACCCAGAGATCTTGCTGCCCATTCTTTATCATCTGGTAAAGGTCATCTATATCGTAATAACCTTCTGAGTAAGCTATAGCCTTTTCTAGTATAGGTATGCAAGCATCCCAAACCTTATCTACTTGATCGACCTCTAACTTTACTAAATCTTTTTGCATCCCCTCTCACCTCTCTCGTTACTTGTCTTTCGCCTGTATTATTATCCAGTTTGCACCATCACTAAATAAAGTGACACCCTCAAAGCTCCTGTTTATCTCGTAATCTGCTGTGCTGCCATCT